CGGCAAAAGATTCGACTTTTAGCGGCGGACTCGGGACGAGCGGTAACACCAAGTCTGGTAGCTCGCAGAGCGCTAATCGCGGCAAGCAAGGGAATGGCTAACCATGGCAACTAATATTGAAGCAATGACGGCTGGTACGGTCACCAAGTCGCTCCCGAACTCGAAGCAGTTCCAGGCGACGGTGGACGTTATTACGGCCAAGGTAGTCCTAACGGAGGCCTCGATTGCGGCTCAGGTGGCGAGTTCGGCCACGTTTACAGTTCCGGGCGTAGCCCTAGGGGACTTCGTGTTCATCTCGTACCCGGCCAGCGTCCTGGGTCTTATCCTGGTGGCGGCTGTTTCGGCTACGGATACGATCCGAGTCACGGCGTTCAACGTCGAGGGCACGGATGCGGTGACGGTTATGTCGGGCGGTCTGACTGCCAACATCCTGGTCCTGAAGCCGAAGACGGGCTGGGCTCAGAACTAAGGCCATGGCCGGTAAAGGTGCAAGCAAAGGTTCTCAGCGCCCGAGCAATCGGGCGTTGACGGCCCCCATTCAATCGGGTCAGCGGCGTGCTAACGCCATTGATTCCATCGTAAATATCGCCCAGAAGGGCGGCGCCGAGCGCCAATCGGGGCAACACAAGAAGAATCGGTAAGCAATGCCACTAGGTCAGGGCCACATCAAGAAGGGTAAAGTGATGGTGAACATCGGTACCCTCAAGAATCCACGGATGGTCGAGCGCAAGAAGATCGACTATATTGGGTTCGAGATTTGGTACGTACCTGAATTCCCACTGGCAGATATTGATATTGGCTTCACAGACGCCCCTTCCTGGAAGCTTAGGAATGAGAAGTCCCTCGATTTACTCGAAAGTGATATACAGCGCCAAGGGCTGGTTAACCCTCTTATCTGCCGGTTTCGCAAGACTCACGGAGACATTGATCGCCCAACTCTGTTGGTTGGCGGTGCTCGTCTTTTCGTTCTTGTTCGGCGGCTCAATCGCACTCACGCTCCTATGCTGGTATGCGGGGAAGGTGGTGCGAGGTATAGTGGGGCCATAAAGTACGAATGGGAAGACCCGGCGTTGCACGCTCTGTTTAAGGACGGCTACCTGGGCATGAATACTACGGGCCTGTGCATGGCACGGTGCTCTAACCGCTCCAAGGGGGAGGTTCCCGGTGACGGGAAATGCTCGTACCGGGAGAAGGTATCCGAGTACCTCTACGTGGAGCGCCCTCCAGGTGCCCCTCCTGTCAAGGACCCGTAAGTGAATGTTACCCTCCACGACCGACAACTCGAAATCTACGAGGACACGCATCGCTTTAAAGTGGTCGCGGCCGGTCGTCGATTCGGCAAATCATTCCTTGCGACTGTCCTTCTTCTGGTCGAGGCAAGTGCCACGTCCAAGATTCGTTCAGATGGGGTGGAGGTTGATCTCACCTTAGAGGAAGTGTACTACGTCGGACCCACGTTCGACCAGTCCAAGAAGATCATTTGGCCCGTCCTGTGCGAACTAGGCAAAGACCTGATCGCCAACAAGCAGGAGATGATGGGGGTTGTGACCCTTATCAACGGGCGACGTATCTCAGTTAAAGGTTCTGACCGTCCGGATAACCTCCGAGGTACTGGCCTTTCTTTCGTAGTGATGGACGAATACGCCTTCATGCGAGAGGAAGTTTGGGAAGTCATCATCGAGCCGCAGTTAATGCGGGCCGAGGGTGGTGCTCTCTTTATTGGTACCCCTGAAGGTAAGAATCATTTCTACGACCTGTACTGCCGGGGACTCCCCGGTGCCCTCCGCAAGGATGGAACCCCGTGGTCCACTGAGTGGAAGTCCTGGAACTTCGCCTCTACCGAGAATCCCCACCTCCCAGTAAGTGAATTGGCGGCTAAGAAAGCCTCCATGTCCAAGGACCGCTATGAGCAGGAAATTGGCGCGAGCTTCGAAGCAGGCGGGGGACTCGTCCTCAACCCAGGTGATTTCCGACTTGTGGACGCAATTCCTGGTCCAGGAGACGTTTACATTGCTATCGACCTTGCAGGCTTTCAAAAAGCAGAGCAAGGCAAAAAGATCGTCCAAAGGGACTCGCACGCGATTGCGATAGTTCACGCCCACGCAGGTGGGTGGTGCGTCCTCGAAGTCCAGCACGGACAGTGGGACGTACGAGAATGCGCACTCCGGATCGTCAAGGCGTTCCGGGACTACAGACCAGTCAAGATTGCTATTGAGAAGGGCGTGTTGAAAGCGGCAGTTATGCCGTATCTAGAAGATGAACAGGCCCGCCTCAATACCTATTTCAACGTAGACGAGGTGTCTCACGGCAACCAACTGAAGCAGGCCCGAATCTCGTGGGCGCTCCAGGGCAGGGCCGAGAAGGGCCGAGTCCAGCTTCTGCGAGGCAAGAACGAGACCAAGTGGATTCCGGAGTTCCTGGCCCAGTGCTCGGACTTCCCGAACCCCTTAGCTCACGACGACTTGATCGACGCTGTGTCGTACATCGACCAGATCGCAGACCCGTACTATGATGGCCCTATGATGGAAACGTACTGGGACCCCCTAGACGAAGTGAGTCATTACTAATGGTTCCGGCTACATACCCCATGAACTCGCAGGGTTCGATGATCGTCTATATCCTGTCCAGCGTAAGCGGGATGGTGGTCTGGAAAGATTACATCCCGGTCCGCGACTTCACCGTTGCGGACGTTGGCCGGACAGACGATGACGGCGCCATCAAGGTCGAGGTCCTATCGGACGTGACCGGTAAGAAGGCTTGGCGCGACTACATCCCAGTCTGGGAGCAATAATGGGCTTCCTAGCAACTATCTTCGGAAAAGGAACAAAGAGACTTATGACTGACAAGATCGTTAACGTCGGCAGCCTCACCATGTCCCGCGGCAATATTACGGTCCTCGGCCCCTATTCGGTGGACGCGGACTCAACCCACTTCCGGACCAAGATCGACAAGACGTTCCACACGCGCTCCGGCGTGCAAGTGGACTGTGCGGTCGAGGTCTCGTACGACGGCGGGCAGACGTGGCAAGAGCGAGGCAAAGAGACTGATGTTGGCGGCGTAACAGCCGTTGACGATGACGGTCAGCCTATTACAGATTTCTACGGCGAATACGATCTGCTGCCTCAGAAGGGTCAGACGGCTCGCCAGTGCCGAGTTGTTATCACTGCGGTCAACGGCGCTTTCACGTCTACGGGCGGGGAAGTCGTAGCGCGCAAGGATGCTCTGACGGCGGAACTAGCGAAGTAGTCTCGTGGCTTGGGCCCAAGTACAAGGTGCTGGTGCAGACCAGAGCGGCACGACGGGCACGTTGTCCTTTCCTGGCTCATGCACTCCGGGCAGCATTCTTCAGTGTTGCATCCGACTCGGTGGTGGCACGATCACGAGTGTAAGCGATCCGACTAACGGATCGTGGACAGCCCGCACGACCTTAACGGATTCGGACGGAAACCGGTTCGGCATCTACGACGTAGTTAATACAGCCAGTAGTGCGCTTACGGTCACACTGGTCAACAGCACTAGCGTTACTAGACGCTGGACAATTGAAGAATTTACCGAGACCGGAACTCTTAGTTACGATACTCAGGACGCCGGTAAAACTGAAAGCGACGTTTCCGCGGCGTCTACTACGGGCCTAACGACCGCTACAAATAATGAGTTGCTGGCCGGAGGCTGCGAACTTTCTGGTGGCGCCACGATGTCAGGTGCCAGCAGCACGATTGTTATTCGTAACGTGGCGAGCGGAAAGATTTGTAGCGCACGAAAGACAATCACAACCGCTAGCGGCAGCAATACCCTCAATTTTACGTGGTCCGGCATAGATCACTATGCTACGGCCGCGGTGGCCTACAAGACCTCCGGTGGCGGAGGGGGCGGGGCTACACAACGAAAGAATTCTCTACTCAGAGTTGGAGTCGGACGCTAATGTCTAAATACATCTACATCTACCAGAAGGCTAATAACGGACCGGTCTGGGCGGACCTCAAGGTTCCCTCGGAGCCTATCCTTTATAAGCTGAAGCCCGACGTTAACGGGCGTTCTCTCAAGTCGCCGATACCGAGCCTTCAGGCCAGAGTCACGGCTCTGGAGAAGCGTCTCCAGGACAAGGGCAACATCGAGCAG